TAAAAAGCGAGAAGCATTGCGAATAACCCGAGCCTGTTCCTTCGTCTCTTGCAGAACACCAAGTCCGAAACCCTTCATCGTCTGAACGCCAACTTCATCCCTGAAAACGCGAGAAGGCGATTTGATTTTGAGTTCGGATTTCGCTGCGTTCACAGCCGCCCGAGCAGCTGAGCGCATTGCTGAAATTACGCCAGAGCGTCCAGCATTGATGCCTGCCTTGAGACCTGCCATGGCATTTACGCCTGCAGATCTCAGCGTTGTATTGGTCAGGCTCGTATTAACAGCGGTCTTAATGCTGGAAGCAATCGAAAGCCCCGTACTCGTCATGCTGTAAGATGTCATCGCCAGCGCCAGTCCCGCGATAACGGTTGTACCAATCGTACTGAGCGTGGTCGCTGTAAGCACTGCAGCCAGCGCCGTTTCCAAATTGGTTGCAATGGTCGATGCATCCGTAGCAAAGTCGTATCCCGTCATACCCGCACCAATGCCAGCCGACACATTCTCACCGACAGGCTTGACACGTTCGCTAGGCGAATGGATCTGGAGTGCAGTATTCAGGGCCGTTTCAAGATTAGAAGCGACTGTCTCAGCATCAGCATCCCAGCCGCCTTCCGTCATGCCCGCAGCAACACCTTCAAGGATGTGCTGGCCAGTCTCCGTGGTATCCAGACCCTGAAGGAATGTCAGAATCTCCTGCAGGTTTTGAACATCCTCTTCAGAAACCTGCTTTCCTTGCTTAATGGCTGAGACTACCTCACCAACATAAGCCGACAATTCAGCCACCCTCTCGGCGCTAAAGTCATTGCTCATACTCTGGTCCAGTACGCTCTGATCTGTGCTCTCGCCTCGAAGAGACGCCCAGAAGCGCTCCCATGGGCTGTATTCCAGAGAATTCGTATATGAATTGATTCTCTGAACAGCAGAGCCAATCAAATCCATCGTTGTTGTCGGCATAAAGCCCGCCCACATACCGGCAATGGTTGTTCCAAACTGATCGACCTCATCCACCAGCGGCGAAATAGCATCGATCGCTTCCTGTGTGCCTGTCACCTCCGGTGCGATTAGAACATGCAGTGTGCCGTCTTCTCCAAGTACAGCCACTTTATCCGCTGTCAGCATCTCTGCAGGCACAGCCTCAACGGGGATCTGTACCCCGTTCTGCCAGAACATCGTCTGGGGATCGCTGAGTGCATCCGTAGGGTTCTCATAGGCTTCTCCCAGTTTCACAATGCCCTGTACTTCAACAGGGTTAGCAGCAATGAATCGCCTATACGCAAGCAGATCATACCCATAAATACCTACCGACATCGACAAGTTCGGTTTGACTGCATTCGTGTCATCATATTTTGTGATATAGGCTGTAAAGTCTGTCAAAAGCTGAGACTTGTCGCAACCCGTCGCCTCCGCAAAAGAGGTAACGATTGCCTCAATCTGATCCGGCGCGAGTGCCGATGCGTCAATATTTTCAGCTTCGAGGTACTTGGCCACCATTGCAGTCACATCGCTGGGTGCAAGCTTTGTTGTCAGTGCGCCTCCTGTAACCTCTTCATAAGCCATAACAAAAGCGGTGACATCTTCCGGCTTCAAACCTGAAGTGTCAACACCTTCTTTTTCAAGATACCGATAAATATATGCTGTGATCGCCTCAGGCTTAAGCGTAGACATATCAACGCCGGATGCAAGTTCCTCATAAGCCGAGACCATGGCTACGATATTGGTCGGTGTCAAGCTGGTCACATCGGCCCCAGTCGTCGCTTCTGCATAGGCATCAACATATCCGATCAGTCCTTCCGGTGTAAGCTCTGCCGTCGATGCCCCCTCGGGGACTTCGGTATACTTGGCAATGAACGCATCAACCTGCGGCTGAAGCTCCTTTACTGCCTCTTCATCCTCATACCCTTCGATAATTGCATCGGTGGTGATCGCTCCCGGGTTCTCCGCGAATTCTGTCCATCGCTCCTGCGCGCCTGTCATATCAAGGTCTGTTGCAATCGTAAGGACTTCTTCAGGCAACGCGTCGCCAAACATGGCCTGAAGCCCTGGCAGCTGCGCCTCTCTTCCATTCAAGAACGTCTGGATGGCAGCAATCTGCTCTAAAGCTTCGGAAAAATCAATATCCGGGAATAGCGCCTGAACCTCTGCCTCGCTCATTCCGCTATCGAGCAAGGATTGAATCTGAGTGAGGATCGAAACGTACTCAGTCAACGCACCTTCGTCCATACCAGCAGCAATCTGCTCAAGCTGTGTAAGAATCGCAGGCTTCTCACTTTCAGATGCGATCGAGTATTCTCTGAGTTTGAGCATCAGCGCGTCTACATCAGCGCCAGCTTGCTGGATATCATCGCTGTTCCAAACGGGCATAACGATGGACGAAAGCATCTGCGCATACTCGCCGGCTGCCGCTCGACGCTGTTCAAGATACCGGGCATCCAAAGCTTCCTGCGCTGCACGTCTTTCGGCACTATCCTCGATCAGTTGAATGAGCGCATATTCTTTATCGTATTGCTCATCGATCTCAGCGTTCACAGCTGCCATACCTTGAGCCGCAGCTACGATTGCGTTCTCATACACAGTGACAGAAGCATCTGCTTCTCCTCGCGCATGGGCACGAGCAACCTCCGCTTCCACCTTTTGTCGAATTGTGTCAAATCCATCTGGATCGGCAGGCGACAAATTGTACTTGACCTCGATCGCCTCACGCGTATCGATCAGCTCTGCTAGCCGGACTTTTTCCTTATCAGTCAGGAATCCATTCTGCCTTTTTTTGAGCAAGCGTTCGATTTCCTTATCCATCGCATCAAGCGTTTCGATGTCTGCGCCGATCTGCTCGACAACTGAGGTGTATCCCGCTGCCTGCGCATCTGCTTTCATCTTTTCAAGCTCACTGCGGGTGGACGCTGTCAGTTCCTTAAAAGAATTCGTCCATTCCGATACAATCTCGTCAGATTCCTTCTCTCCATCCGTCCAGACCGCAATCAATCTGTTCATCCAATCCTCAGCAGTCTGTTGATCGCGAACAAAGTCACTTTCAGACATACCAAAGAAGGATAACCCCTCACTCGCTCCATAGAAGGTTTCAGCAGCGTTGCTCTTCCAATCATCCGCAACCTTCGCCATGCCTTCAAGCGCTTCTCGGGCTTCCTTCGCGCCAGAGGCATAATCGGCCAGCTTCACAGCGCCATAGACCAACGCTGCCGAGAGTGCGACCATTGCCAGTTTCGAGGAACTCAAAACCTTAACCAGGCCCCCAATACCACCACCTGCGACAGACACCTTGGCAGAAAACTTGCCGAGTGCAATGCCTGCTTTGCCAAGTACTGATGTCACCTGTCCAACTGCTCCTACGGTCTTGCCAAGAACCAGAATTGCAGGACCGGCTGCAGCCGCAAATGCAGCAAATTTGATGATCGCCTGTCTCTGGCTTTCATCCATTTGAAGAAAGGAGTTCAGTAACTCGTTTCCCTTCTCGATAAGTTGCTGGATCGTCGGATTCAGATCGTCGCCAATCTGCTGTGCAAAGAGCATGGCTGTATTCTTGAGATTGAGCAGCTTGCTCTGCGTGGTCGCATAGCGCTTCTCTGCCTCATTGGTCAGCGCAAGATTCTCGTTCCATGCCGCGTTCGCTGTAGCCTGCGTCTGCGTGAAAAGCTCATGTGCATTGGTTGCTCGAAGCAATGTATCGCGGAGTCGGACTTCCGCAATGCCGATCTCATTCAAGGTCGCAATCGCAGACATGCCTTCTTCGTCCATCTTTGCCAAGCCTTCAATAAACGCCTGAAACGCAGCGGCTGGATCAGAGTCCCAGAGCGCTTTGAACTGCTGAGCAGACAGACCCGAGATCTTTGCAAAGTCATTGAGCGATTCACCGCCAGTGGCAGCTGCAACTTCCATTTTGACCAAAGCTTTTGAAAAAGCGCTGCCGCCCATCTCCGCCTCGATACCCAAAGAGGAAAGGGCTGTTGCAAAACCCAGAATCTGCGCTTCAGAGAGCCCCACCTGATTACCTGCACCTGCCAGACGCATGGACATCTCCATGATCGCGCTTTCTGTCGTTGCGTAATTGTTACCAAGATCTACCAGTGCAGCACCAAGATTGCCAAACAGGCCCTGATCCATGTTCATGATGTTTGCAAACTTCGCAAGCGTGGTCGCTGCTTCTTCAGCGACAATATCCGTGCTGTTGCCCAGGTCGATCATCGTACGCACGAACTCCATTAGGTGTTCGTTTTCGATGCCAAGCTGGCCTGCAATGGCAACAACCTCAGCAATGTCTTCAGCCGAAGTCGCAATCTCTGTAGACATCTGCTTGATCTCGTTTGAAAGAGCAGCAAATTCTTCTTCAGTAGCATTCACAGTCTTTCGCACACTCGTAAAAGCCGATTCATAGCTAATTGAGGACTTGATAGCTGTAGCTCCCAAAGCCGTAATGGGAGCAGTGAGCGCGGTTGTCATTCCGCGTCCGACAGTGGTCATGCCCTTTGAAAGCGATTCACACTTCTTTGAGAAAGCCGTAAGCGCATCGCCAGCGGTAGTCCAGCCCGACTTTAGCCTGTAAAGCTCTTCGGTCAGCTTCTTGATTTCTGCCTCAGTATCTTTGACAGCTGCTTTTGCGTTGTTTAGGTTGGTTTTGGCTTTTGAGATCGCATCAGCGTTATTCTGCATGGTCTTGCTGTTGGACTTGATCTGGCCCTCGAGCAATTTGACCTTGTCCGCCAATTCCTGATACTCTTGCTTCGCCAGTTCAAGATTACCTTTGGCTGCAATGGTCGCAGAATCAGATTCACCAAGCGTAGATGAATAGCGCTCATAAGTAGCCTTGGCAGCATCAACTGCTGTCTTCGCGCGATCCATTTCAACACGGGTGTCTGCCAAGGCCTGCTTCATACGCTCTTGACGATTGTAAGAGTCAACAAGCTTCTGATTGGCAGCAACCAACGCCCTTGAATACTGGTCTACGGCACGGTTTTGCTGAGTCAGCTTTTGACCGAGCATAGACAGCTTCGATTCAGTCCCAGCGACCGTCTTCTCGAAATTCTCTACACCGGCACCTGCCAAACGGAAAGTGGACTCCGCTTCCTTGATCTGCTGGTTGATGGTACGCATATTTCGCGCAAAGTTATCGCTATCGAGCGACAGCGCTACCACCAACTCGCGCAAGACCTCAGACATGTTGCTCACCTCCCAATCAAAAAAGGCCGAAAGTCAACTCTCAGCCTACGGTTTCAAATTGCGCCAAACCTCATCAATGAATGCTGGTTTGGGCTGTTTCTTTATATACTCACGCTGCACATCCCACGCCCGTAGGCGCAGAAAACCCAGCATGTCCATTTCGTCTATTTCTTGCATTCGCCACCCCGCTTTTAGAAGCTCATTAAAGGTGGCATAGATGTATTCCGGTAGCGTAAGATTCGCAGAGTCGTTTACTCCTCGATGACCTGATCCATCATCAGCTGCTCCGCTTCTTTCGTCACCGGAATCGTAGGGAAAGAATCCAGCACCTCAGTCGTCTGTGTCTGCACAGCCATCAAAGCGAGCGCGATATCGTGCATCATTCGATCTGCAGGATAGTGGTCGTACATCTCATCCGGCGTAAACTGATTGCCGAAGAGAATGCAGAACCATTTGACCATCGTATCGAGGGCATCCGCAACGGCGATCTGTTCACCAGAAACATCCTTGCCCTCCGTGGCATCCTTAGAAATGCGCACCAGTTTGCCATACACTTTGGCAGCAGGCTCCATCTCGCGGAGTGCGCGACCACTGATGAAGTCAACAGAATACTTTTTCTCGCCCAGAGTACAAGTGATCATGTGATGTCCTCCTTTAGAAAGTAAACTGCCGCACAGCATCAGTGCCATGCGGCAGCTTGGGATTATTCAGCCGTAGTGAACGTCGGCTCGTAAACAGTCGTAAGGAATGTGGCCGCCTTTTCACTGGTGAAACCATTTTCGCCTTCATCAGCTACCGCCTGGTACTGGCCGTCATGGGTACGCTTGATCGCCGTCCACTCAACCTCGCCCGTCTGGCGCGTCAGCGTCGTGCCTTCCTTGGTTGCATAGTTCTCCGTGACCGGCTTAGCCCTCACCTTGTAGAGCCAGACATAGCGATACTTGTGATTGGACTTCTCGCTCATAAAGCCGACCGCGAAATACGGAGGCTTGTCCGTGGAAGTCCTGATCAGCACGCCATTGTCATCGATCTTGTTGCCAAAGATCATCTCCTGGATCGTAAGCGGCACGTCAGCCATCTTGGTCTTGAACGCCAGCTCAGGATCCGGATAGAGAACATCGAATTCGACATCATCCGCATACTGGACATCGGGATCCGCATTCTCAGGGGTGATGGACGCTTCAATGGCACCGGCCATCAGCTGAAGCTCTCCATACGTATGCTCCGCTTCAGTATCCGTAACCAGCGGAGCAATCACGACATTTTTAAGACCAACCGTCGAAGAGACAGCCGGAGATGCAGCGGGAGTTGCCATCGTCTATTTCCTCCTTATATGTTTCTCAGTTCATCGCGCAAAACGCGCTTGATTTCTTCATAGGCCTCATCTGACTTGGTATCAAACGCTGGCCGAACAAAGGGATGCGCGGGCGCTGGTGCAGGGCCACCGTGACCAAACTCGACTGGATTGGCATAGTACGCGCCGCGCTCCTTGTAATGAACGCCGATGGTGATCTTCTTACCACCATCACTTTTCTTGCGGACGTTGCCCGTCTTGATCGAGTCGTGCAGATCGCCCGTGATTTGCTTGGGATCTGTAGATGCGTTATGGAGCATCTGCTGCTCAATAGGCACCGCGCCCGCTTTGAGCGCACGGTTCACACCTGGTCCCTGGTCAAGTGCAGCCGCCATGTTGAGCAGATCGTTTTGCAGATCCGTAAACCCACGCAACTCAATGGCCATAGTCCACATCCTCTCGCCATACCCACGTCCATTGGACAGTAAACTGCCTTGTGGCTGTATCGTAAGCAGGCTGGTTATAGCCCTTATCAGTTTCCTCAACCATAGAG